CTATACCCTGAGGGTTCCCTATGCGTATTTCCGCATATTCCATGCTTATGCGCTTTACCGCATAACTATTCCTGCGCGGTCGATGCGTAAAACTCTCGCAACGCAGCCTTATCCGCATTACAAATGTCAACATCTTGGTCACGCGTCTTGTATGCCACGGCCAGATCGCCGACAGTCTCTAATGCTACAGGCCGCTTAACGCAGTCCGCAAGCAATGAATCCTCAGGACCCACGTTTACATAGCGTATGCTATTGCAAGCGCCTACGAAGCTCATCAGGAAGGCGCTGATTAGTAAAGTTCGGGTTAGCGTCGATGGTTTCCTGTAGGTCATCCATTTCCTCTTGGTTATGTTCGGCAAGGATGACGAGGATGCGCTGCCTTTCAGCAGCCGCAGCAGTGTCCCCTGCAATTTTAAGGGCGAGAGTATCACGCTCTGCCACGGCAACAGCCAGAGCAGCACGGGCTTCCACCTTTTGTACAGCTTGGCTGCGCCAGTCGAACAGCACGAAGCCGATGACAAGGGCAGCAGCGCCGATAAGCAGTAGGCGACCCCAGTAATCCTTGAGGTCCAGCCGTGCCCATAGGGCTTTAATCTTATCAATCACGGGCTTAAAGCCTTTCCAGTTGATGTTGGACAGCCATGAGAGTAGCTGAGCTACCTGCACGGCTTGTCCGAGGGTTGGGCGGGGAGGTCCAGCGGCCATGATCCACGCTAGCCCCGGTTTCCGGCCGCCACAGGGGCAGCAGGGCACTCCGGGGATGGCGATGCCGGGACAGGCTCCACGCGCTCCACGGCCACCGGAGGGGGCGGCGTGAGGAACAGGGTCCGCTCAGCCTGTCGGCGAAGGGTCAAGCCCCTAACGGTAACGAGCGTACCATTGATGCGGGCCTTATTCCAGACGAGAAACTGATCCGCAGCGCCGAGAGTGTCCCCCTCATTGAACTTACGAGCAAGAGTGGACCGGCAATAAGCCTGTTCACCAATGTTGAAGCTCAGGGAGACTAGTGCATCGAACTGCGGCTGCGTCTTGGGTACCGGGGTACACCGATTAACAGCGGCCTCGAAGCGATTAAGGTCCTCATCTAGGAGGCTTACACACTCTTCATCTGTGCGTGTCCCGCCCTCAAGAACATGAGCGCCAGTGGACCCATAACATACAGTCCACACGCCAGCGATATCACGATAAGGCTCATTCCGTTTTCCTTCACGGTCGCCAATAAACATAACGCCAGCGGCGGAGACTGCAACAGCAGCCACCGCGCCAACGATGCCTTTGGTCTTAAGATCAAAGCGCATATTCATTCCTATGCCTTGGGTTTAGTCCCCGGTACAGCCGTAGCAACCGGGGCGACAGCCGCAGGCTTAGCAGCCGGAGCCGGGAGACGATCACGGATTTCCGCGAGCAGCTTGATGACCTTACTCTCATAAGGCGTCAGGCCGAACTCATTGCGGGCAATCGGGGAACCGTCTGGGTTAAGCAGGGCGACACCGAGAACGGGCTGACTATTGCCAGCCTCATTCCGGTATTCGCCGAGTTGTTCAAGGTCAACCATTAGGGCGTCGGGTCGATGAAGTCATCGCAAGCGGCCGAGCAAGCGTCGAAGAACGCCTTGAGCTTGACCGCTTCAGTTTGATAGCCCTCGGCGTTCTTGTTAACGTCCACATAGGAGATAACAATGGCAGCCTGTCGGCGCAGTTGTGAACCGCCGCCTACAATACCGGGCGAGGGAAGATCATCTTCGCGCATTAGCACGTCCTTTTATACTTGTTGAACAGGGAGCCACCACCACGCGGCGGCGGGGAACCATAACGGTTCCTATTGAGGGGGTCTTTGGCCCACTCCTTGTGTCTGGCAGCTTCCTGCCGTTTAACCGCCTCAGCTTGGTCAATAGCGAGCAGGGCAACAAAGTGCCTAACTGCGCCTTCAACAGCGTCGATGCGGTCGTCATGAGGTAGCGCACCTCTCTCGCGAGTGATGCGCGTTAGTTGATGGAAGAGACTATACGTCTTGCGCTTCTCGGCTGAGTAGCGTTGCGTACTTTCTTCGTCCTGTTGGACTATCTCTTCATTCACGATCAGGGAGCCCCGAGCGATAACAGGCTCAAGCGTCTCAATGATCCGGGCTTCTTTCTGTCCCGTAACGTAATCGTCCTCTACAGCACCTTTCCAGCCGGGATGCACAATCATGCCAGTCTGAGGGTCTTTCTCGTCCTCGCGAAGAAGCGGCAACCATACCTCTCTAAAGGCACCGTAACCCATGTTCTTCTCGATCTTGACGACATTGACCTCCCACTTGGCTGCGATCCGCTTAAGGTGCAGTAGGGTATCCTTGCCATAGCCACCGGGAACGCCGCCCGCTTCAAGCAGGTAAACATTGCCGTTGAGGAAGCCACACACCGCGTAGCCGGTTTCGTCCGCGTTAGCACCACCACCGGCGGGATCGACGTACATAACCTTGCTTTGCAGCGGGGCCGTCTCTTGGGAGACTTCATGCGGGTCCATCATCTTAAAGGTGACGGTACCACTCTTGAACTCACGTAGCTTATCCCCGGTCATCCCTCTCGTTACAGTCATGGGGAAGTTTCCGAGGCCCAATCGCATAACGATTAGGTTCTCTGCCTTAAGCGGATAGCGAAGCGCATCCGCGAGGCGAGTGTTCAGCATATGCTGTAGTTGGAAGTAGCTCGGGCCTTGGTCGAGCTCCTTGGAGTTAAGCTGCGTTTCTCCTAGGTACTCGCCCTCTTCCACAGGCTGTCCTTGATCCTTGAGCATCCCGCCGCCGTAGGCGAGTGCCGGGTTCATGCGTAGCCGCGCCAGAATGGCAGGGGCCAACATATCCCCGTAGTTCTCGATCTGCTTATTCGTGGGATAGCGACCGGGCCAGATGCGAACCTCAAAGCCACGCGCCGGGAGGGTGTTGTAGATACTCTCCTGAGACTGTGGCGTACCAAGGTACATGATGCGGCCGTCCGCGCAGATAGACGTAAAGTCCCGCGTAAGGGCCAGCAGAAGCTCACGCATCTTGCCGGTCCGGCTGTTCTTCGCGCTCTCGATATCATCCGCGATAAGCAAGTCAGCGCGTTTGCCCTGTAGGTTGCCGCCGACACCCGAACACGCCACGCTAGGTGACTTGTCCACGCCCTTAAGCGTATAGTGTACGTCGAAGGCTTCCACTGAGGTCCGGTCCCCGTTTGAGGGATCGGGCCGAAGGCACTCAAGCTCTTCCATAGTAGTGAGAAGCTTGACGATGAGCGTTGAGATTTCATTGGCTTGCGTACCACCGGCGGACAAGATGAGGACACGCGCTTTGGGGTTATGGATAAGGGTCCACACAGCGTAACACGCCGTAATGGTAGTCTTAGCCTGACCCCGCTGCGCTTGGATCATCAAGTTGTACGGGCCGTTCGCAAGGAAGTCTCCGATATCATGCTGCACCCACGAGGCGCTAAAGCCGATATGCTCGAAGCCGTCGTCAAGAAAGTCAGAGAAGTTAGCGTAGTGCTTCTGCAAGACTGCTAGCTTGTTCCACCGCTTAAGCTGCGCCTCTTGACTTTCCCTAGCCATTAGTTAGGAAGCCCCGCCATGAAGTCCCGCTGCTCTTCGGCAGCTTGGATATCCTGTGGAGTAAGTCGCGAAGCGCGTCGGGCTTGCTTGTCCTTAAGCTTCTGCTCAAGTTCACCAAGCTCGTTGTCGTTGTCCACGACGCAGGTAATGTTGTTGTCCTTGAGGAACTTAGCCGCAGCCTGAATATCCGCTGCGGAGCAGGGTACAACTTCGCCAGTGGGCAGCCCATCCTCATCGAGAATAGGAATACCCTCCAGCTTAGCCATTAGGGCTTTAGCCGTTGCCTCATGGAGCTTACCGAGAAAGGTCTCGTTAGCTGCCATTTTCTTTTGCTTCCTTGATTTCTTCTTTCAGCTTGGTCTTTTCTTTGTGGACCAGCTTCCAGATAAAGTACCCGGTTTGCAGGAGCGTGTAGATAATAGTCGTGATGTACACCCACTCCGACAGAGGCAAGCCCATAAGGCTCGCTCCCGTCACAGTCATAGGCGGTGCAACCCGCGAGGCATACGTTACCCCCTCAGCGAGGGTAGCGCCTGTGTCGCTCATGCGACCTCCTTAGATTTTACGTTGTGAGAGCGAGCGACCAAGGCGCTGCATCCGCGGTTACTGTGTTGCCATAGCTATCCGTGACTTCACACCACACTGTACCCGAAGCCTCAGCGGCCTCGTTGTCAATCAGTCTAATAGTGAACGTCGCAGCAGTAGGGCTGGTTACTGTAGAAGGCACGCCCGTATAATACCATTGGTACGTAAACGGGCCGGTACCCTCAATAATGAGAGAAGCGGTAAACTTCGCTGTTACAGCGGGGCCACCGGGAAATAGAATAAAGTTAGAGGCGCTGTACGCCAGAAGGTTTAACCTAGCCTGTAGGGCGCTGTAAACCAGCTTCCATACTCCGCTAACCTTGGTCCACCCGTCAGCCACCGGCTTCCACACCCCGCCCACTTTGACGTGGACTGTGGACACGTCTTTCCATAGGCCGCCTACCTTAGTACTAAGGGACATAGCGGAGCCAGACGTTGCCGTCTACGCCGCCAGAGGGCGCAGCCGTGGATACGATGATATCCCGCACGTTATCCCGGCCTGTAATATCAGACCACGGATGAGTATGTGCAGATGGGGCAAACGTCGCGGGCTTACCTGTAATATCTGCGTATGCGTGCGTGTGGGCACTAGGCGCGAACGTGGCAGGTTTGCCCGTAATCGTGGACCAATCCTGCGTGTGCGCCGAGGGAGCAAATGTGGTAGGCTTTCCGGTCAGCAAGTCCCAATCGTGGAACGAGCGCGGTTCTCCGTATTCACCGCCTCCAAAAGTGCGGTAAGTTCCGTCATACAGAAACTCGACGCCTACAGTACCAGCAGGGTTAAAGATGCCTAGCTCGTCTCGAAACTCTTGGCGCTCAGTGTAAACCTGAGAAGTGTCCAGCCGAGCGAGCCCCGTAAGGTCCGCGCCGAGCAGGTCGTCAATAGTCTCAGAGAGGGCAGTAAACCCGGCCTCTGTGGCGTTGGCGACGAGGATAGCCCCGTCAGCAGTAGCCAGAGCGTCCGCAGCCGTAGCTACAGCCGCAGTAGCCTTTACGTCCGCAGCGTTGGCCGTATTAACAGCCGCAAGGCTTGCGAGAGTAGCTGCCTCAGATTGGTCGCCCACATCAGCGAAGCGATCAATAGTCTCGGCGGCAGAGAAGATAGCCTGTTTAGCGATAGTATCCAAGTTGCGCTCAGTAAGCGCAGAACCACCCGAGAAGTCAACTAGGGGAGTATTCTTAGGAGTATCGCGGTAGAAGATGAAGTCTTGCCCGTTTGCTACCGCAGGGGCTACATCAACAGAACCATCGCTGATCCAGTCAAACCCAAGCGTAGAGAACGTACCGTCGCCATTGTCAAGGTAAGCCTTGATATGTTCGCGATCAATAAATCCGCCAGCAAAGTTCAGGTTCCAGATAGTATTCGTACCGTCACCCGTAAGGCGATTGATAGAGTACCTATAATCAGGGTCCAATAGCGGGTCGTCGTCGGCCATTAGGCCCTCCAATCATAGTGAAATGGATTTATGTTCTAGGGTGACGAAACTAGGGCTGTTACACCCTAGTCCCATCTAGTTACTCGTCCTCGGCGGCACTTTCCATCGCATTGATGAAAGGAACCACGTAGGGAAGGTTAGCACCCGGAAGCAGCGACTTAAGCTTCTTCCAGTCACCGTTTGCCAAAGCAAAGGCGTCCTCGGCAACACTGGCCGATGGGGCGATTGCACCACCAAGCAGCTTGCCTTGGGACCTAGCACCCCCTCGGGGGTTGATCGTACCCTGTAGCCACTCGGGCGCAGCGTCTCCCAGGATACGAGTAGTGGCAGAGCCACCGATATCCCAAATGTCCCCGGCAAAACCGGCGGCACTAGCATATGTCATCGTAGCTTGGGCAATAGCCGCAGGAGAGAGGTACTTCTCAAGGTAAGCCTCGCGATCTTCTTCCGTCATGCCAATAGTACGCGCGTGTGCGCGAGCCATGACAATAGGCGCAGCGAAGGACATTGATCCCATAAGGAACATCATGCTCTTAAGCGCCCCGTAGTTACGCAGATTGCGTCCCCACTGTTTCTCAACAGCAGTAAGACTGAACGTGCGGAACTGGAACAGAAGCTTGAGGAAGCCGTCATGCGCCCACTTACCCGTCTCACCAATGTAGGTGTTCTGGATGATCTGCGATGACGCGCGGTTGATAACTCCGACAAGCTCTTGGCGCTGAGCAGGGGTAAGGTCCCCGGCAAAGATATCCAAGCTCTCGACCTCATCGCCGTTGAACTTAGCAATCTTGTCGAGGTTTTCCTTGATTGCCCACCTAAGCTCCTTGGAGAAGCCCATATCGGCAAGCGCGGTGCTTTCTTCGCCGTTCTTAATGTAGCGCATAGCCTTGCGGATAATCTGCTCACTAAGTCCACGAGTTTGCACCGCTGTAACAATGCGGTGACCGGAGAGGATAGCCTGTGCGTGGGATGCGCCACGGATGACGCGAGTACCCAAGCCAAGCCCCTCACGTCCGTACATCTGTACGTCGTTGTCTTTAACGTCCAGAGCGCGGGTCATGATGAAGCTGTCCAACCCGGCCTCAAAGCCCTGTTGTTTCTCGATTGAGGACAGGAGCCCGTCAACGTGACCGCCCTTACGGATGGTGCCCACTTCCTTCATCAGTCTAGGAATGTCCTTGATTGACGTAAGAACGCGACCAACACCCAAAGCCGCGATGCCGTTACCGTACTCGCCGAACTGCGTGATACCCATGCCACCAAGCTTGATGGTCGAGGTAATAATACGCAGGTTGTCCATCATCGTCCCTTGGTGTTTACCGAAGGGAGTATTGAGAAACTCAGCGGCGATTTGGTCAAACGCCTCAAGCTCCGCGTTAGTGACCCTACCAGCGTCGTGCGCTACTGCAAGGTACTTGCGGATGGTCTTAAGGCCGTGCGATCCCGCGATGCCATATTGTTGCAGGGCGATCTCGCCCGAAGCTCTACGAGCGTAGGCCCGGTACATACCGACCATATCTGTATCCATGATATCCAGCAGCTTAATCTTGCTGCCGTCGGCCATAGGATACTCAGACATAACGTCGAAGTTAAGTCGGCCTTTGGTAAAGCCAGCCCCGCCCCGAGCAAACTTCTGAGAAGCCTTGTCGATACGGATGATATCTTCCTTAGAGGCCCCTGCCCGCATAGTCTCAAGCAAGTCCTCCACGAACCCGCCCGCGCTTTGGTGCGTAAGGTTCACAGGCACATCATAGTTTCCGGCTGCCCGGTCAATGGCGCTTTCAAGGTAGCGCCTACCAAAGTAGTCCGAGAACTTCTGATCCCACCCGAAGATGGTTCTTGCTTGGTCAGAGATAATCTGACGGAACCCTGCTTGTTGCGTGGTATCTAGCCGTTGGATTTTAGCGGAGGAAACGTGTTGTGGGAAGTAGCTAGGATCGCCGGGCTTAATGTTCTGGCTACCTAGTGTACCTGCCCTTACCTGTTCCTCCCCCATGAGACGATATCCCGCAGCCATGTAATCAGCAGCAGCCCTAACAGGTTGGGGTGCAGAGCTAGCGTACAAATCAGGACGCGCCCTAGCTCGCATCTCTGCTGCCACTTCAATATCAAACTGTTTCCGCAAGCTTCCGTCTCCGAAAGCGTAGGCGAACCAGCCTTGTCCGTTGGCTTCTCGGTAAAGGTGGAAGGCATCTTCATACTCCAAGATGGGCCGCATGAAGCGACGTTCATTAAGGGATGCCGTAATAGCCGCAGAGTGTCTACGACCACCGCGACCAGTGGTTCCCTCAGTGAGCGTGAGGCCGAGGGCCTTGGCTACGTTATCCTGAGAGTTAAGGAGGGTTTCGCCAGTAGAGGCCAGACCCATAGCGCGGATAGCGCCTGTGTCCCCTTGGATAGAGGCAATGTCGTTATTAGCTACGATACGGTCCGAGTTTTCCACAAGGTTGCCAATCAGGCTACGCTGCGTGTCATCGGACAGGGCATCGCCCCCTAGCTCAGTCAAGCGGATAGCCCGAGCGTCTAGGTCAACAGCGCCTTCCTCGTCCGGGGTAAACAGCCGGTTCTGAGGATCGACGGGACCAAAGCTATCATTGACAATAGCAGCAGCCTGTTCCGTGCGAATAGCCTCAGCCTGTGCCGTAACTGTTTCCACAGGGGCCTCAGGGCCAGCACGATCAATAGCCTGTGCAAGCACGTTAGCTTCGTACTCATTAGCCGCAGCTACCAAGTTGTTAGCGGAGTTACGCAGGTGAAAATCACGCCTAGCACTGCGGGATACGAACGGTACAGCAGCAGTACCCAAGAGGGCACCAAACAGGCCGTTCATCGCGTAATCCTCAGGAGCTTGATACGAACCCGCCAAGCGGTCAATCATAGCAGTACCCGCAAGGCTACCCGCGATACCCTCACCGACCATGCTGGTAACACCCGCAGTTCTCCAAGCGCCGTTTCTGGCAGCAAAGATAGTACGTGCGCCGGTACCAGTAGCCTGTAGGGCTTTGCCGATGCCGCCACCAAGCAGGAAACCAACGGGGTCAATAAAGCCCGCAGACAGGTTAATCGCCAGATTGTCCCCGGCAACTTCCCGAAGCTCTATCTTATTGTCTTGCCGCTCGCGGATACGCAGGGCGTCCTCCATGCTTCTAGCGCGTTCCCGAAGCTCGGTACGCTGCCTAGCCGTGCGGCCCTCCTCGATTGTGTCCATGTTGGCGGAATAGTCGAAGTTAGGATCGCGCGCGGGAATGTTCTGGTCAATAGCGTCCACTAGGTTACCCGTAATAGTGTTGACGCGAACAGCCGCCGAGAAGCGGTCCATACCCGAGATACTCTCTTCCCGAGCTTGCTCTACCACCTGTCCGGTCTGTACCCGGTTGGTTTCAAGCATACCCGCCATTGAGTTGGCGTTGGGATCAGAGAAGGGACGGAAGCCACCAAACTGTGCAAGAAAGCGTTGGGCGCTGGTCCCACGGCTAGCAGTACGCTGACGCGTGGGCCTATAGTTTCCGTAGTCACCGGGGCGACCCGCTAGAACGCTCTCAGGGTCCAGTGAGACGACCGCCGTAGCTCCGGGGGCTGTGACACCCTCCGGGGCGACTTGCCCGCTCAGCACGGCCTCAGGGTCCAACGCGGACACATCGACCTCCGGGGTTTGGGGCAGGGCCGCAGGGGCGGCAACGGGGCCAGAGCTACGGGAGCTATTACTATCAGCATCCCCGCCCATGACCTTGCCAACATAGGCGGCAGTCTCGGGGTTATTCCATCGGCTACGCCGCCATCCGCCATTGTAAGCCCTAAGGGCGTCAGGCAGGTTACCAAAGCGCCTCATGTTCTCCCGCAGCATATGTGCGGAGGTAAGTAGGGCTTGGTCAAAGTCATCCGGGTTAATCTGGAAACCGAGGCGACCGGACATAACTTCCCGTTCTCGGGGCATTAGACCGAAGTGACCGCGAGCGCCAGCAGGGGAGAGCATATTCTGCCCCCTAGCACTTTCGGTACGCCAAATGCCATCCATTACCCTTCCGTCCGTTCCGGCGAACCTGCCAGCTAGTTCTAGCTTTTCCTCGCGGCTCAGCCCTTGTAGCGATCTGAGTGTAAGATCAGGCATCTATTATCCTTTGTTATGAATGATCGGACGGGGGATTGCTCCCCCGCCACTTTAATCCGGCGCGCGACCCCCGGATATAATGCTACGTATTCCGCGCCCAACAGTACGGGTCAAGAAATCTTGTCCAGTAGTATCCGGGGCTGCGGGTCTACGTCGCCGCACGTCGGCTTGCTCACGTATAGTGTCATGCCGGGTAATCATAGACGGGTCAATCTGGAACACGTCCACTTCGCCCCCATCTGAGGTAGTCGTCACGATCCAACGAGTAGCTGGACCTGTACCCTGACGCCACACGGTGTAGGGTTCACCCCTAGCACCAAGCCGCTCAAGGCCCTCGTCTACAAGCTCATTCCATACAGTACCGAGCCTATCAGGCGGTACCCGAGTAAGGGCACTCATTGGTGCATCCTGAGCCGGGTTACGCCAAGCGTCTCGTCCCACAACCTCAAGCCTATTAGAAGCCTGTAGTGCAGACATTTCGTTCCGCACGGCCTCTTCTACGCTAAGGTTCGGATCGTTCTCCATGCGAGCAGCAGCCCCGCCCGTCACCATACTAGAGATAACGGTACGCGCGGAATTATTAAATCCCTCGCCCATAAGGCGGGGACCAAGCTGTCTTTGCCAGAAACTAGGTTGCGTCATGGCCCTAGCCGCTGCATCAATCTCCGCTCGACGTTGGCCGGTAGGAGCGGACACAGGACGCATAGTCCCTGCCAAAGCTCCGGCTTCACCGAAGGTTTGCGCGTAGGCCACACCGGGATCAGTACCGCCAGAAATCAGGGTATCCAACTTCATAAACTGTTGGTCATAGTCCCCGTAGTATGCCGCCCTAGCAGAGCGGGCTTGTGGAGTAGCGGAGAAACCGCGCCAGTTAGTCAGAGAGTTTTGGAAAGCCTGACTATCATAGCCAGCAGCGATGTTCGCAGATACTTGAGCTTGGAGGATATCCCTAGCGCCGCTAACCACATAGGAAGAGTTTTGGTGCGAGCGAATGAGAATGGGGATAGTCGTGGCAGGATCATTCCTGAGCCCCGCCGTAATCGCAGCATTCACTTTACCCGAGCCGTGGGCAAACTCCGCAGCTTGCAGATCACCCGCAGCCGCCAAGGACAAAATCTCGGACAGGGCTTGGGCCTCTTCTGCTTCCTCGGCCTCAGCGTCAAGTTGCCTGTTAAGGGCCGCTTGGTTCTCGCTGTAGCGTCGGCTATTGTCCTGCTCGATCCCGGTAACAAGATCGTCAACCACGCCCTCGGTTTGGCGGATCATGGCGTCCGCATCGAAGTAAGGCTCAGTGTAGCCCGAGAGCACCGCAATGCGTACATTGAACTCGTTAAGCCGTTCCCGAACTTCGTCCGCAGGGATTTGACCCAAACGAACTTGCGTCCGGTAAAGGTCATAGTCTGGCCCAACCTGCATAAGCGCGCGAGCTTGGGCGCGTTTGCCAGCAGTTTCATAAGCTGTGCGTAGGCTGTTCTGTTTCTCGGGGTCAAGCTGTGCGAACGGGCTTTCAGACCCACCCTCCATAATAGCGTTGACCGCCCACAAGTTATCATCAGCGAGCATCCCACGGAACGTCTGTTCAAGGCCAGCCTTCCACGCGTCGTTGGTCATCCCGTCGATGGGCATAAGACTAGCAAGGAACTGGTCACGCGAAGCAGCGATATTAGCCTCGTTAATGCGGCTCCCCGCTAACGGGTCCACTTCTCCTTCGGCAACATCAGGCTGCGCGGTATAGGACTGAACCATAGAGGCATACGCCCCACCGGCAGCAGTAGCATTACCTACGTATCCTTGTCGCAGCGTGTTTTGCTGCCACTCTACACGAGCTTGAGCAATACGCGGGATCAGGGTGGTATTAGCCTCCATGATAGCGGCACCGATAGCATTATCCGCAAAGGTGTCACCCGTCATATGAGACATAGCGGCCTCATCGAGATAGCGGGGCAGGTCCTCTTCGGGCAACTGCGCCAGCTTATCTAGGTTGGCGATCTGCTCCTGCTGCCAAGAGTTAACAGCAGTCTGAGTAGCGTAGAACTGCGCCCCGCGCTGGAAGTCCGTGGGCCCGAAGATAGAAGCCAAGCCCGGTTGGTTACGAGCAATATCCTCCATCGCCATGCCGTTAGCAGCAGCGGTGTACCCCTCGCGCACCCTGCGCTCTTGTTGCGCCTGAATGATGGGCTCTAGGGTTTTCTCTAGGAAGGCAGGAATAGCTGCACCAGCGTCCCCCCGAAGTACGGGGCTCTCGCTCATAATGACGTTACCGCCACCCGATGCAGCCTGTCCTGATTGTCCTTGTGCCCCAATGGTAGGGGCGGCAGCAGCGGCGTTTCGCGTCTGCCTTCCCTGTTGGGGAGCGAACGCGAATGACCGCCTAGTAGTCTCACGATTATCGTAGCCTCGGGCCATTCTTATCCACCTATGTTAAGTCTAGGGCCATAGCGTGATCTAACGCTTTGCCACACCTGTCCGCCATAGCTACGCCCACCGGCATCGCTGTATCGCTTAGCGCCCTCAATCCCGCCCATGAAGGCAGATGATGCGCGAGCAGCGGCAGTCTCAAAGTCTCCGTTATCCGCAGCGTTGATTGCAGCACTTGCATCGAACACCGCCTTGCCAGCCTTGGGGCCACCATAGTAGGTAGCCGCAGCAGCACCGGCAACAGTAGCGATTTTCTGTAGCCCACTCATCTTAACGTGGTCCACAAACTCACTATAGTCCAGACCGGGGTTAAAGGACTGGTTATCCAATCCCTCAACCGCAGCCCGGAAAGTATCAGCCCGCATAGCTGTAGCAGCGGTCAAGTCAGTTCGCACAGCGCGATCCCCTTGTTCCTCTGCCATAGCCGCGCTAAGGCGGATGGTATCATTATACACGTCAACCACGGAGCCCCCAACGCCAGCAGCAGCAGCCGCAGCGATGTTAGCGCCTAGTTCCTCAGAAGCAGCGATCCGCTCGCCGATGCGCCCGTAGGTAGCGGCATCAAGATTTCTCCCGATATTCTCGGTAATCTCGTTAGCCTGTGCCCCTGCGGCGCGCATACGACGTTGGTTGCCAAAGGACTGAACCCACGCATTAGTGGCGGCAGTCTGGCCCTTAAGCTCATTGCGAGCCTTCTGAACCACGCGAGCGGCATTGATCTTCGCTTGCTCCCGAGTATGGATAGCGTCGGCCGTTGAGACCTCAAAGCACATTATACTCTCCGAGAGTTGTTGAAGGATTGACCAACCCACTCAATCGCGGTGATCGTCAAAGGAAGCCACGACTTAGCGTGGATAGTGTATTGGCACTCTCTAACCTCTCGCCCGATGCTAGCACTGATGCTGCTCGTAACGATTGGCTGGCGGCTTACTGCGTTGGCAAGCTGCCCAAGGATGCGGCCATTAAAGTTGAGTACCGTCTTGGTACCCTGCTTGGTAGTCACGTTCACGATCGCCCCGCCAGTCTGCGCTACGGAAGCCACGATCCGACTAAGCGTAAGCCTACCGTTGATAATGACCTTCTCGTTGCGATCCCGGATATAGGGGTTCGTAGGCGTAACGTGCGCCGGGTAGTCCACGCCAGCCCATAGTTGGGCCTCGTCGCTATCCGGGTATTCAAGCAGGAAGTTTTCGCGGTCCTCATAGAAGGCACCTAGGAACCTGTACGGACTAGCATCAGCGAACGCCACGATAGCGTTGGCCTCTGTATTGTCATTCAGGAAGCCTGTTTCGTCCGAGGCAAGCCTCAGGCTGTCAGCGTAGGGAAGCGCGCTCAATCCAGTGTTTGTCGAGAACTCGTCGCACACAAGATACATAACGTCATCCCCGTCGGCATCAAGGCCGTGACGAAGCGTGATAGCAAAGATTGCACCGTTCTTAGTAGTGACGCCAACCAAGTCCCCAATGCTGTCATCCCATTGCCAGCGCGACCACGCATCAAAGATACGTTCCGCCCCTGCCGCAGTATCAAGGTAGCTATAAGTATAGAACCCCTTCCGATAGGCGTCTGTGCGAAGGATAATCATATTAGGAGAAGTTAGCGGCGCTATCTGTACCGGGCACCCGCGAAGGTACCGTTCTAGCTGTCCAGAGACCTCATAGCTCTCAGGGCTCTCAGCGATCACGCCAGTTTGGATTTGGTGCATAGAGGCCGTGTCGTTATTACACTGGCCGTAGAATACGAAGTTTCCGCTAGATTGCGGATTAGCCCGTACTGCGTCCTTGTGCGCCGATACGATCGGCATAGACGCGGTTCCGGGAACAAGCTTCGAGCGACCATTCACGGTGTACTGGAAACGCTCTCCGAAGTAGAGAACATTTCGGTCATACGTTGTGGATGCCATAATGAAGTCGTCCTCAGAACCAAGGGCGTACATTTCAAAGGCGTCGGTATCCTCTACCGTAAGCACAGAGCGCCGGAACCAGTTGAAGTAATCTCCGGGGCGGGAGTGCAGCAGGGTAGCGCCGTAGCCTATCACCAGCCTGTCTTGGAATACACCGAGGTAGTTGATGCCCTTGCCAAAGAACGTAGGCAGGGGGCTAGTCACGTCATCACCCACGGCGTTAGGCTTGAAGCCCGGATGCGTCTCGCCCGTCAGCGTACCCAACAGGGCCGCGCTTGAGGCAAGGTACAGCGTACCGTCCTTGACCGTGCCTTGGATGAATACGTCTAGGGGCTGCATGACGTACCCGGCAGTTTCCCGCCATGTAACGTCCGCCCAACCCGTATCCCCGGCATTCTTAGGGATTGCCTCAAGGTAGAAGGCATCTTCCCCGCCCTTACGTTTGGGGCGCACCTTAACGACCTTGCCAACCCAATGCGTAGTGGATACGAGGTCAGGCGCAGCAATCTCGTTGCCGACAGCCCGAAGAAGCGTTCCATCCCCGCCGTCCTCACCGCTAATCTCAACATACGTCGCATCGTTCACCACTACGGTAGAGCCGATGACCGTGCAGGTAACACCCTGCGAGATCAAATCCTCGGCCAACTTGGTAGCAATGTTCTGCGGCGTGATATCCTCAGCGGCCTCGCCAATGTATGCGGTTACGTTGGAGTTGTAGAGATTGGTCCTATCGTTGACCTTTTTGGTGTAGTCCGGGTCAGAGGTAAGAATGTCTGAGGTATCCAGAAGCTCGGGGTAAGCCGAGGGCTTGGTCTTGTATTCTCCTACAATAGTCGTACCGTCCCCCTTAGTGAGGGTAACGGAGAATGTGCGGGAGAAGGCACCGCCACGCACCCAAGCGGCAAGCTTAGATTTGTTAGCGGCTTCTCCAAACTTGTCTGTCGGGGTCCACGTCGGTATGATAGTGTTACCCGCCAGATAGACATACTTGCCCACGTTGACCGCAGCAGAGACGCCACCTGACGTTAGTTCGTCAAGCAGCGGGTCCACCGCGTTTCTAACAACGGGCACGAACGCCTTGGTATCTTTATTGATGCACCACGCGAACGAGAAGTCCTTAAGGTCCGCGTTAGCTTGGGCTCCGGTTCTATAGAACAGAGCATACTCGACACCAGCGACAAAGAACGTAAACTCCTTGTGCGTAGCCGTATCCGCCACAACCCCACCATGCAGAGTTTCGTCGTAATCCGCGAGGACTAGTTCGTCACGCATGATAGAGCCGTGGCGGCGGGCCAACCCCTTGACGGGATCAGATATCATATTAAGTTGCTCAAAGTGTTGACCGGAGCGGCGGTCTTGCGGCACTTGCTCGGAAACGCCGAGAACGACGCTTTCGTATGAGCCTGAGACTTTACTCACGGCAAACTCCTATATTAAATGGAAAGGTCCCCACCAATGACAACAAACTCAACACTACCGTGCGTGGGCAAGTCGGTAAGTGCGCCAGTGCCCGCATTCCAGACCCGAAGGCTAAATCCCTCAGCAGTCTTGAATGTAGCGCCAGCCTGTAGCCCACGGCTATAGAAGGCGTCAACACTAGGGACCACTACATAATCTACACTTCGTAGTGGTCTAGCGAAAGTAATATTATAAATACCGACTCCGCCGTCAACGATACTTGCGATATTATTGTGCGTAGAGGAATACGGGATACTCCCCTCAAGGGGCTGGGTAAACGCCGTATGCGCTGCACACGCCCCAACCAATCCGGTAGAGTTAGATGTTTCCTCAGGACCATCAAAGGCAAAGAGCCGGGACGGCGGGAGCGAGGAAATCTGTCTAAGGCTAGTACCAGTTAGCGGATCAGCAGGGTGCCTCCACACAGGGCCGGGCCACTGAACGGGCTTCTGATGATACTGACTAAAGGTCTGTGTCCTATAGAAGCCAATATCCCCGCCAATGCCCAGCAAATCCTTATTGTCTCCGTATCTAACGGATATGGACCAGTGGCCGCTATCTAGGCTTTGGCCCAGCGCAGACATTTCTTTGTGCTCGTGGATTACAACAGAGGTAATAGGCCCGGTTGCAGTTCCGCCGTCATGCTGGACCACCTGACCAATCTCAGGTCGGAAAATAACCCAGCGAATATACAAGTCCGTAGCATCAATGGCCGTAACCAAACCAACGAAGCCGTTATCTGAATACACCCTTGCACCAACCGCCGGAGCCACTGTCCAGCCAGCCGTCCCCAATCCCGGAAGTTTATAAATATCCCGGAAGTTTTTGTAAGTAGTAGCCCGAAAGACTATACCTGCCGGGATACTAAAGTTGTGCGTGGTAATGTGGTGTACGCCACGATTGCCTTGGTTTAGAGCAATACTAGTTCTAACTACATCAGTGAGGCTTTGTCCCGGACCTACGCCCCAAAGACCACCTGTAATCATATCGTAGCGGGTATTAGCAACTAGTGCGGCGTGAAGCGGGGCATCAATGCCCTCTTCTCCCACATATCCTCCGGTCTCATCGTCGGGGAACCTAGAAGTGACCCGTAGGTTCACACGCTCCCCGCTACCTAGCCCGGTAAGGCCCGGCTGATTAAGCTCGTCATCACGGTAGTAGCTAAAGTTAATCAGCGTGTTGTTCTCGTAGTCAAGCTGGTTGTAAGCGCACTTAACGCCATGCGGAACATAAACCTCAGCAAGCGGCTTGTCAGCCAAGTCGTCCACAATCTTCTGGATGATAGCTGTTTGATCCGTGCCGTTTTGCACAGCGCCCCAATCTCGGGCATCATATATGTCTTGCAGCTTATCCCGCACGGCGCGCGTTACTGCTTGTCCCTCTACGCGGGAAGTGCTAACTAGGTCCGCACCATCCTCTGCGGCGAGGTCCACGCTAGTAGGCCGCGCATTCACGGCATTAGTAAGCGTAGTCAGTTCTCCGGGGATACCCGCGATACTATCAGTGACCTCTGCGATAGCGTCCTCAGCTTGGCCTACTCGCGTACCCATAGCCTGAGCGAGAGCGGTAACGCCCTCATTGATATCCACGATATCTTGGGCGGCCGCGAAACCATTAACTGCCATTTGCAGCCTCCTCAAAGATGTTAACAAAGTCGATGTTGCTTTGATCAACCGGGTTTGCCGGTGCAGGTTGGCTAAGCCTCAAAGTGCTTCCGTAGTGCCGCGCAGGTTCCCAACGTCCTGCCCGTCCTCCCAAGGCCAGCATCTTCATGGCAGTAGAGGGCTTGTACAAGAGGTTGACGCCAGCGTTGCGGATATCCTCAGCGCGCAGCGTAACACCTGCTTCGCGCTTTTCAAGGAGTACCTGCTCAACCTTCATCCGGTCAGCGTCGTAATCCTTCTGGAAATCTTGTTGGGTGCAAAGAGAAATGTACGCAGCAGCGGGTGCTGGAAGTTCCTCAAAGGGGATAAGGCGGATAAGTGTCACCACTACCTGCCTACCAATGGCGTACCCCGCGCCTGTAGGATCATAGAGCCTACGCCCACGCTGAACAAGGTGCGTCCACTGGCTTGTGGGATCAACACTGATTGTATCGGTGGGGATATAAATGAAGTTAGTTTGTGGGTCAGGCGTGAGCAGAACTTGCTCTCGGTTAAACCACCAGCCCTTAGCTTGTTCCCTACTGTTAGCGATACGCAACTTACGAAGTGCGCTCGCAACGAACGGGTGCTCGTCATCCAGAGAGTTTAGCGGGGCTTCACCAAGTGATGCCAAACATTCGTTGACAACATCTAGCTCAGAGATAAACATGGAAGCTCCTGTTAAACGCGAAAAGAACCCCGCCCAACCATAAGGCTGAGCGGGGCATCTTTATTGGATTACGGCAGCAGGATCGCGCCAGCGTACTCTGCGCGGTTCGCAGTAACGCCGAAGCTCATCCAGCTATCGACAAACCACATCTTGTAGATTTTGTCGAAGTAAACGTCGCTATCCAGCGGGATCGTCTCACCGGCAAGCAGGGCTCGCGGAGAGAAGGCCAGACCAGCAACCTTGGAGAAGTCGCCGTTATAGTTAGTACCAAGCAGGTGATCCGCAATAACGCCATTAGGGACGTTGTTGGACTGGAACACAGGCGCACCAAACGCCTTATAGACCATGCCCTCCTTCTCGGTGCCGGCAGCCGTGTGGTAAGTACCATTCACGATCTGCTCAGCATCGCGCAGGGCAGCGTACACCGCAGGACGGAACGCGAGCATAATGTCGTCGGTGACCCAATCAACATCTTTCTCGGCCATCTTGGTGTTCAGTTGGCTAACCGCGCGATACATCTTCGCGGGATCAGTAACATCGCCAGCCAGCGTCAGGGTAACCTGAGAAGCGCCGGTGTGACCGTCGGTACCGTCAGCAACAGCCGTGGTACGCATAGCCGTCTTAGCGGCTTGGATGAAGAAGGCTTGGTCTTGGAACTTGGCAATCTTCTTACCATGCTCGACACCAATCTCCTTACGCACATCGAAGCTCTCTTGGAACACGTCCAGCAGAGGCAGAATGTTACGCGCGATAATCACGGTGTCAACGGTCAGTTCGGTCTTGTTCAGATCGACGCCGCCAGCATCCGGCGCAACGCCGGGAGTGATCTTATCGAGCGTGGTTTCGCCGATAGCGTAGTTATGCACCTTGTTAGTGCCGCGCACGGTGCGACGCGGGATCATATCGGCAAGAACCGACTTACGATCAATAGTACCTTCAACGTGACCAGCGTATTCGCTGATCGCAAGGGCCATAGTATCACCAGTAGAGTTAATCTGATTGGGATACGTAACTGGAGCCATTACGTCGTTTTCGGCAGGAAACAGGCCAATAGCCATTAGTTCGTTCTCCTAGTGCGCTTCTTATTAGCCTTTATAGGCACGGGCGCGTTGTTGAAGTTGGAGGTACTCGGGGTCCTTACGGTCCACAGCACCGGGTTTCCGGCGGTTAAGTTCGATCACGGCTTTCGCATACTCTTTACGAGACAGCGGGCCTTGGTTATCTGGCTTAGCGCCTTCCGCACTAGGAGTGTCCCCTTTAAGCGGATTAGCGGGTTCAACGGTCGTGCCAGTGGCCTTCTCGTATCCGCGCTTGAGCAAGATGACGGCAGCCTGTGCAGAGACAGGGTTATCCGCAAGCATCTTGTTAATGTAGTCACGTTCCTTAGGATCGGCGTTAGCCTTAGCCCAAGCTTCGATAGCTGCCCATTGAGCAGGGCCACCAGCCTCACGATGAACGGAGGTCGTAATGGCTTGCGTCAGGGCTTGTTGGGTTTTAACCTGATTGCCGTAGGCTTGTTCAGCCAATGCAATGTGTTGCTCCCAGCCCTTAGCTTTATCACCAAGCGTGGCAAGATGCGCTTTAATGAAGGAGAAGTCTCCCTCCGCAGCTTTAGCCATAGCGGGGTGATCGGGCTTGAGCCCAAGCCTACCAACGAACGACAGGGCCATATCCATGCCGGGGTCGCCAGTAGTGTCGTACACGACAATATCGCCTTCCTCGGTAGCCGTCAGACCCTCGGCGTTAGCGTCGGGCTCTCCAATGGCTACAGGAGGGGCAGGGGTGCTCTCCACAACCGGAGACGTGGATTGAACCGGGGGCACATTGCCACCAGCAGCAAGCGCCGCTGCGGCCTCAGGAGAGGCAGGGTTAGGCGTGGCTACCACCGCAGTTGGAGTAACGGTTGTGGCCGGGGCCACTACAGGAGCGGCTTGAGAACCTTGGTTCGAGTTGTCAGTCATTCTTGTCCTTGGGTTGCTCTATTAACAGCAATCTGTTCACCAGCGTTAGCACCCGCTTGCGCGGCCATCTGTTGCTGTTGGGCGGCAGCTTGCTGTTGCTGCTCTTGTTGAACCTCTTGTTCCGTCTTAACAAACTTACCCGGATCAATGCGCCTACCTGTGGCAAAGCCAGCGATAATCGCGTCAATCTTCATACGGGCGAGAACGATCGGGTTAATGCTAGCAAGTGTAGCACAATCCGCGAGGAACATTTTCATGTTGTCCAAGTCGCCGCCACGGCTAAGAGCGTCCATACCTGTTACGATAGAGGGCTCAACGTCCGTGCCTTCGATGTTCATTTTAATGATAGCCATAAGCCAATAGGCCATAGGCATCTGGAAGTCGATAGCTAGTCGAGAGTATGCGCCGCCGAGAGAAGTCTCAAGCTCTTGGGCTTGCATCCTAATCTCTTCGGCAGTAACCCGCTCTGCATCCCGCGTAATAGCGGAGCCTAGAAGGAAACCACGACCAATCCGATTGATGTAGTCCCCGGCCACGGCTTGCACAATAGCAAGGTCCGCAGACTTGCCTGATTGTACAAGGTGTACGTCATTGACGTTACCGGGAATAGCAGCGCCGTTCTCACTGTCCCGGAAGTCCTCAGGCTTAGTCGCACCCGCAGGATTGACCAGCCAGCGAAACTCACTGGACAGGATAGCAGCTTGGATTCGCGCGGTACTAAGCATGGACAAGCCAGCAAAGTCACCTTTGTAATCTTCGACAAGGCCGGTGCCGTAGTTAGCATCGTCCCCGAGGTCCCAAGTCAGAACCCGGAAGGGCATCTTCTTTTCGGACCACTTACCATTAAACTTCTTGGAAAGCTGGATTTTGTCGACGTGCTGCGTCATCTGATAGTCGCCATTAGCGAGGCGCTTAATCCATCGGTAATGCTGCACTTCCGTATCAGGGTTGACCCTCATACCTTGGCGCTCACATTCCTCGCGGACCTCATCAGAAAGCTCGTTAAACTCTACGCTATCTCGAACAATAAGCTCAAGCATCTTCCCCGAAGCAGAGCGACGGGTGCAATAGCGTTTAATGCCGATGACGCGGGCAGTATCCTTCTGTAGCTCAAGCAACACGTTGCCGAGTACGATCAGGTTCTTAACTGCCTCATACAGTTTCGGGCGCAAGCCCATGCGGTCAAGCTCTTTAACTGCGTTAGCCTCACCTTGGGCGAGGGCAACAGCAAGCTGCTCGACTGTCATGCCCGCAGCCATTAGTTCCTTCTGTAGAGCCTCATTAGGATCAAGACGGAAGAACGGGCGGGAGGGCGCAAAGAGCGCCAGCATTAGCTTGTTAGCCAAATGGTTTACAGCTTGAGCGCCTACGGACTGATAGTCGTGGGTAAGCTCTTGGCTGTTTTGATTGTAGCCTTGTGGCGTACAGAGTTTGGGAAGGGTGAGGCTAGCGTACTGTTCGCAGCGAGCGATAAATCCACGCCGCTTACCGTCCAACTGGCTCCACCGAGCCGAAGCTTGAGTAGCGTGGGACATAGCTCTCCTTAAATCCTAATGCCCGAGCCTTGCGACTTGGTGGACATAAAGGCAGCCCTTACCGGGCGTCTGCGACCCGTTACCGGATCAACCTCTGCACTATCTGGGGCGAGGTCAACTTCGGCCTGTTCCATTGGAACGCTCAGAAGCTCAGAGGCTCTCTCTGCGGCTCGCGCCTGTGCAATCATAGTTTCTCGTCCTTGCTGTAGCGCAACAGCGGCATCCCGGTCTGCCTTAGCCTGATTGGCCGCAGCGAGTTCCGTAGCGCGCGCTTGACGCTTAGCGGCTTTATTGCCGAAGCACATTAGTTCATCCTCAGGCTTCCTTGATTAAAAGAGTAGCCTCCTTTCGGAAGCCGTGTTGTTCATACTTTGCGGCGAGGTGCTCGTCCGATCTAGCGAGGGATGTTCCCACGGCTGTCAGACAAGCTCCCTCTGCCGCGCGTCTCTGCTCTAGGAAAGCAGGCACGCAAGAGAAGTCCCCATCACCGATTTTCAGGACAAGTTCTTCTCTAATCTCAAAACTGTTACTAGGAGCATACCAAGGGGTAGCTACCGAGAATACAACGAGAAACGCATCATCAACTAGCCAAGCGTTCTCGCTTGCTAGGATATGCGTCATAACCCGCTGCTCATCCAGCCTTTTATATATCGCCTTGTTAGACCATAGCGAACACATATCTATATAAGCCAGAACGGCTATAGCTATACGCTCGTAGTCCTCAGGGCTAATCCTACGACTAGCCAATGACGAACCCCTTACGCAGCATCTTAAGAACGCTTTGCTGTCCTAGTACAAAACTAACTTCTAAGTCAGTAGTGATACTTTGAACCATGAGGGGTTGGAGCTTAGCTTCCAAGCTTTCATAAGCTTCCCGAGAAAGTCTATGAACTACTTTTACTCCGTTGGTATTATCGGGCAATAGATGCTCCTTGTGTTCTAGGGTGACGAAACTAACCCGCCCGCCCTTACGAGAAAAAGTAAGGGGAGGCGAGTACGTCTCGAAGATTAAGATGCCCCTTGGCGGGAGGCTCCGGCAGGTCATACTGCTCGGCAAACTCTTCCAAAGGTTCAGCGTTCTCATACATAGCCACGAACGTCTCACGGATGATATTATAGAACCTAGCAGCGTCAGCCGCATGAGTACCGTAGTCATCGTGGATCATAGCCAAAGAATACTCGGCTGCACCACCAGCCACACAAACAAGGTGGCAATGGGCTGCGTCATAGCTATGGATGAAGTTAGGGGCTACACCATTGCGGTGCCGGTTGGCATCCGCTGTATCCGTCTCTTTATGCAGCTTGAGCATAGCCGTGCCGCACAGGTTGGTCCTAATCTGATGCTCCGTGCGCTCCATGTAGCTCTGGATAACGGGGAACCCCGAGGGGCTTACCCAGCGGATCGTCTCATTGCCCTCTTTGATGACCTTACGGGCACCCTTCTGCAACCAAGTCATAGCTTCCCGAGCCTTGACCACGACTTCACCAATAGCCTCCCAAACGAAGTGGCTAAGGTATTGCGCGGCCTTGGTGTACTCAGTCTTTTCAAACTCCGTGGCCTTACCCATCTTAAGGTAATCACCCACGATAAAGTCCGCGCAAGAGAAGCGGGTGCTTCCGTATGGCAGGGTCATCACGGACCGCTTAACTAGAGTGCGGTTAATACCATGCCTAAGCCACTTGTCACGGTAACCCGCTTCATCTGGCTCTGCTTGACGCAAGCTAAGCGTGGTAACGTCTGCAACCATTTGGTAAATATCGTTGGGCAACAACGAAGGAACCAAGTTGGTAGCCTTACCTCCCACTTCATCACGGAGCATGGCAGAGAAGTTCTGGAGCCCGTTGCAGCTACCATCCATACCAACCGGAATGTGACTAACAAAGGAGTGGGGGTTAGTTTGCCATTCTGCATATTCAAAAGCCCATGCTAAAAACTGTAGAGGACTATCCGCATCGCGCCACTCATTGTTAGAGATAGGATCGTTTGCGAAGGACATAATGAGGTCGTGGCGTTCCTTCACCCACTCGACACGCGCATCTAGTGAAACCTTGTCGTAGCCCCACTTGTTCGCTCCGTGGATGCAGAACCACCGTTCGGCTTCGAGACTGTCCAAAGCTTTCCCATCGGCGAACCTCAATAATGCTTTCTGCATATCGGACCCTTGCGGTGACACGCCCGTTGTCTGTGCATACAACCTCCCACGGAAGTCTGCGAAGTAGACAAAGTAAATCGAGGGAAACTCCCGGAACTTGTCCGCGACTGTAGTGGCTGTATAGAAGCGACCATATTTGGTGCCCCGTAGCTTCATCTGCGTGAACCACTCGGCTTTTAGACGCTTCCAATGTACAAACTCCTCTTTCTGGCTGGGGATCATATCTTCCATCTTCATATCCCCGGTAAGCCAGTCGGGCTTGTGGGGAGCGGGGAAGTCCGCTTGAGACAGGATTTCTTCCATATCAAAGTGTTTGGCTACGTCTCGGATCGCATCAAGGATACGTCCGTTGATCTGCCACTTGGTAGCCTGTAGCGCATTGATCGCGGCCAGCGGAATGTCCATGCTGCCCTTGTCGAAGTCCTCCGTGCTACGCAGGTTCGTAGAGCGCACCGCGAAGGGTTGCATACGCCGCATCTCCTTGGTGTGGAAGCCCCCGTCACTCAGGGACACCCAATCCTTCGGCTGCTCGATACACGGCAGATAATACGGCGTGGTTCCAATGATGTGTTCCTTGATACCACCGATGATGTTCAGCAGGTCCTCCGACAAGCGAATGTCGATCATGGTCCTAAGCTGCTTCTTGTTCGCATTGGAGGGCGTAAACTTGCTAGTCTCCACCATGCCAAGCTGCTCAAGCTGGTCCACGAGATACGCGCCCAACTGAGTAACGTCCCCTGTACCCCACTCCGGGAAAGGAATACCGTTCTCTTTGGCTTGCATCTTAAAGACCGTCATCCTATGGCGCTCACTCTTAGAGAGGCGGCGATCAAGGTCATTAACGAGCGTATAGAATAGCTCCGGGGACGCCTCTGAGAACAGCGCGAGGCACTTCTCATGGTACGCGGCCCTACCCACCACAAGGGCCACCTGACGGGCCGTGGGCGGCTCCTGAGGGGCCATCATGGCGTTGAGGGTGTGACGCACCGCGAGGAACGCGACCGCCTCAGGGTTCATCCCTTGGAGCAATACGGTATGCGCCTTCCGACGCCCCGGAGATTTACTATCCAAGTCCTCTTGGATTATACCGGCAAGGGGCAGAACGAACCG